CCATTTCTTTTCTTTTAGTCTCTAATTCTTTCATTTGTTTTAATACATCTGGTTTCATATTTATATTACCTGGTTCATATTTTTTTAATTCTTCTTCTAAGTCTTCTAAGAAAAATTTTATTATATTTTTATCGCTTATAAAATCCTCTATTTGTTTTGAACTATATCTTATATAAGGATTTTCTTCCACATTAGTTAAAAGCGTTCTCTTATCAAATGTATTATGTGAATGCGAAAATACCAATATTGTTTTTAATGGATCTAGTTGCACAAATGGCACAGTATAATTTTTCAAGAATTCACGTTCTTCAGCCAAGCACGCATCCTCATTATATTGCGTCTCTTTTAATAGTTTACGCTTAAATGCAAATGTTCCTGCTGTTGCATGATCCATACCATATGGCCCAAATTGAACCATACGACATTTATCTTTATTATCTTTGAAATATATATACATTTCACTTGAACCCGCGCATAACGCTGTAGGATTTTCCATTAACCGTTCCACCGCATGCGATACACGATTGGGTGGATAATAATCATCGTCGTCCATGTATACAATAATATCACCACATGCCTTTTTATGCATAAGATTTCGTTTCTTTCCAAGCGTCATTTTTTCATTATATTTAAAATACTTTACACTTGGATGCGAACTCACTACATCTTCAATCGGATCTGTTCCATCATCTATAATAATCCACTCCATTTTTATTTTTGGATAATCCTGACTATCAAAACATTTTATCATCATTTCAACAAACGGACGCCTATTAAATGTTGGTGTGCATACACTAACAAATGGAAGTTTAGTATCAATAACAATACCTTTATTTTTATGTTTCGTCATTAATGTATATACTAAATATTTATATATTTGTATGTATATATTCGTGTGTATATATTATATATCAATACATTTAACATATTTTATTAAGTAATTATTATTAAATTCAGTAACTCAATAATAATTCAGTAATATTCAGTAATATTCAGTAATATTTTTCAACTAGCATTTCCTGTAAAGTATGAAACTATTATGAAAAATATGACACCTGCTCCACCACTATTTCCCAAATCTTGAAATGCATAAAATGCTATTAAAATATAAAATATTAAAAGCATATATGGCCTGACATTATTGAATATTTTATCATATGTTGGTTTATTTTTAATATTCATACAAGGATATAATCCAAAGATATATATAGATTGAATTGCCATCCAAAAACCATTACCAAATGCTATAAACATCCCCAAAAGTAAACTAAAAATTATTCCCCAAAACGGGTGTTCACTTATAACACCAAATACAAGCCCGGCTCCCGCTGCCCAAAACCCCAATCCTATAATAATATAGTATAATAATATTGGAAACAAAATAAATATTAATAACTTTCTACCTCCAGCTACTTCCATTGCATCCCATGAGTCTTTATTATCTGGCCTGCTACTATCTGTTGTATCAAATAGTCCTAAAATTGTTTGAGCTATCGAACGTCCACCCTTTCCCAATCCTCCATATACAGAATTAAAAATATAATTATATAATGCCTGTGACACACCACGTCCGGTGCCGCCCTGCTCAAGCTCGTTTAATAAATAAATATTTTCTGTCTCTCTTGTTATAACATCTCTAGTATTATCACTATCCGTGCAAATACGAGGTAATAAGTTATATGGAAAGCCGTGACTAAAAAAAGATTCATTTTTATTTCCAGATATACAATATGGTTCTTGGTATCTTTTTGTTGGAAAAATATAGTCTTTATCATTTTGCGACATTGTCATTAAAAATAATACATTTGATCCTAAAATACCCCATATATATGTTATAATAATTGCAATAACAACGTGTATAACAAACACCACTATACTATTTGTAGTAGATAATTCGACTTCTCCCATCAAATCTTTTGTATTAGAACCTAGCGATGGTGCACCTATTCCATCGATGATTTGATCTCCTGCAGATCCACTATTTCCTGCAGATCCACTATTTCCTGAAAAATCATCGTATCCCTCTATAATAGGAGTTGTTCCGGTCATTAACTGTTGTAATGTTGTTTTAATTGTCATTTGTTATTATAAATATGAATATAATATACGTATAATATAAGTATAATATATTGTAACATTTTAAATATTGCTATAAATATTTAAAAAAATATATAAATAATTAAACAATATATAAAATATATTTAAAACTATACTTTGTAATATATATACCTTTATATACAAGACACATAAGTTAAATAATTCATACCATATACTTGTATAACACAATCACAATCTATCATCCAAAACATGACAAAAATTGAAGAAGGTTTGAAACTAGATTTTCATAATGTTCTTATTCGTCCAAAACGTTCTACTATCGATAGTCGCTCAAATGTTAACCTAAGTCGAACAATAAAATTCAAAAATTGCAAATCTATACAACCATGGGTAGGTATTCCCATTATAGCATCTAATATGGATACTGTCGGAACATTTGATGTTTACAACGTTTTATCAAAATATAAAATTATTACAGCATTACATAAGTTCTATACTGTTTCCGATTTTATATTATATCAATCAAATAATAACATAATTCTGAATCCTGATTTTTTTATGGTATCAACCGGAATTAATGAATCAGATTTTATTCGTCTAAAAGAAATCCTTTCAGTTATCCATTGTAAATGGATTTGTATTGATATTGCAAATGGTTATATTCAGTCACTTGTCCAATTTTGCAAACGTGTCCGCGAAGCATACCCCGACAAAATTATTGTAGCCGGAAATGTAGTTACACGTGAAATTGTGGAAGAACTTATTCTTAATGGTGGTGTTGATGTTGTTAAAGTCGGTATTGGTCCTGGTAGTGCATGTCTTACTCGTATGAAAACAGGTGTAGGTATGCCGCAATTATCTGCTATTATGGAGTGTGCTGATGCGGCACATGGTGTAGGAGGACATATTATTGGGGATGGAGGTATCACCTGTCCTGGCGACATGGCGAAAGCATTCGGTGGTGGTGCCGACTTTGTCATGGTAGGTGGTGTATTTTCTGGACATGATGAAAATCCAGGCGAAATTATAACTAATCCAGACGGTTCGCAAAGTAAATTATTTTATGGTATGAGTTCATCACACGCTATGAATAAATATTATGGCGGTATGAATGATTATCGTGCTTCAGAAGGACGCACTATTCGTGTTCCATATCGCGGGCCATTAGAAGACACGGTTATAGACTATTTGGGAGGGCTGCGAAGCACATGCACATATATTAATGCATCTTGTATTAAACATATACCACTTTGCACCACATTTGTTCAGGTATCACAACAACTTAATACATCGCTTATTTAATATGTCGCTTATTTAATAGCTTTATAAATTATTTTTATTTACACGAAAAATAAAAATAATGTGTTGTTATGATTTTTATATTTATATTTATATTTATATTTATATTTATATTTACCGTGCATACATAAGTCCGGCATTTCCAGACATAAATGTAATAACATTATATCGTTCTTCCAAAATAACCAAATTATAATTATAATCGTATATACGCCATGTCGGTTTATTCACACCAATTGGCAATTTTGTAGTTGGATCACATATTGTCAGAAAATTAGCACTTGGATCTAATGGTGGATAAAATGTAGTAAACTCGAATTGAACATTCGAAAATTTGCTCGTATTAAGCGCTCCTGTCGGCTGTAAATTAAATGGATCTGTATTTAGACAAAAATTATAACAATATAATCCATTCGGAGCATTGCTTTTTGTCCTTGTATATTTTTCAATATAGTTATATACACCTGCGTCTAATACATTTTCACGATATTTCCCATCCAATAAAATAGCCATATTTAATAAAATATCGCGCTGATTGTCTACACTAAATGGCTGTGTAATAAAAAATCCTGTATTTTTACCTGTTAGTGTGTTATATCCTGGGCCTATAGGGCTGGCAGGATGACAATCAACCATTTTACTTCCGTAAATATCAGTATTATAAACAGGAGCAGGTATTACATTCACTGGCAAATAACTATACGGCCAATTCGTATAATTGCTCCACTGATTACGTAGATTAATATCACTGCGTTGAAAATAAAACATCCAACTACTTACCATTCCAAGCGTATTTTCTAACCATACACGCTGCGATCCAGTAACATTCTCGAAATTCCATTCATATGCAGACTTTATTAAATATTTTTGCTCTGATGCCGCAAATGTTTTCGCCTCATCATTTGATAAAAATCCATATGTGCTAATCAAATGTATATCTGCATTCCATTCAGATTGCGCAGGATTTTGATAGTCAGCGGTATCAAGATTAACACTAGGTGGCGACTGCAAAAAACGATAAAGCTGCATATATTCATTCGTATAATTAGGACGAACCATAGGCCATCCATTTTGAGGATCCATAACATCGCGAATTGTATATAAATCTTGTATAGGACGCATCACTACATCTATCTTTAGCTGATTATATTGAAGAGCAATTAGTGGAAATGCCATTTGATATGAAAGTGTGAACCATGCATTTATTGGTATATATAATTTACGACTTCGTATCGAAGGCTCCGAACCTTGAGGCAGATTTGTATAATATGCATTTGGATACATATTTATTCTACTATTTGCATTTCCTGGATCATTTAATTCAGGAACATTTCCTGTCATTTCATTGTATAACTCTTTTTTTTGTCCTGAAAAATCCCTCTGCACAAGAGCCAATAAATATTTTCCAGTTAATACTTGCAATGTTTGTCCACCCACTGATATACGTATCTCTTTAATCATTTGTGTGCCTAAATTTTCGATCCAGCGAAACTCGAATGGTGCCCAACTTGGGTCACAATCATTTGCTGCAGGCATATAGGACTCCATATTGTCGGAAGTGTAACAACTACATATGTATCCATCAATAAATCAGCATATCTCGGCACATAAAATGTAAATGTAGAATCTGTTGTTAACCTTAACGTTCTCTGCCCAGTAAAGTCTATTCTAAATTTTTGTAATCCAAAATTTGTATATTTTGCATATGTGGCTTTAAAAAATGTCTTCTTAGGGTTCCCATTTAGTATTACATTCTGATTTCCATAAGATACAATATTTAGTAACCCCCCAGTCATTTTATTATTTAGTTATATTATTATATATATTTAACATATTAATAATTTTTAACAACTTTTTTATATATATAATTAATATCATTATATAATTAATATCATTATATAATAATATAATTAATAAATTCAACAACTATGTCACAACCAGGAGCACCAGGAGCACCAGGAGCACCAACAACACCATCATCTAATTCAGGTGGAGGAGGAGGTGGTATAAATATGTCTCAAGCAACAACCAAATTGAAAGATTTTTTAAAAAACCCTCTTGAAACACCAATGGCGATTCATTGGTTTGGTATGTCTTTCGTAGTAGTCGTTTTGTTATGGCTCATTACATATGTTACTACAAAAATTAATTTAGGAAAAACCAATTGTGATATTATTGAAGAAGTTAATAAAAATACGCCACCTACTAAAATAACTTCTTCATGGACGACATCGGCATCTCCTGATTATGCTGGAAAAAAATTGAGAGACTTTTATATAAAAACCGCATACAATTGCTGTGCTTCAGGACAGTTTAAAAGTGATTATGTTAGTATTTGTGCACTTAAAAATGTTATCAAACAAGGTGCACGTTGTCTTGATTTTGAAATATATTGTGTAGAAAATATTCCTGTTGTAGGCGTTTCTTCCGTAGATATTATAGGTGTAAAACAGAGTTATAATACATTACCTATTTCCGAGGTTCTAAAAGAATTAAATAATATTGCATTTTCTGAGACTGCAGGAATATGCCCGAACCCAAAAGATCCTCTACTATTGCATTTCCGTATAAAAACAAATAATGTTACTATTTATAATATACTAGCAAGCGAAATTGCAGATAATTTAGGGGATAAATTACTACCTATCGAATATATGCGTGAATGTAATGGAACAAATCTTACAAAAAAACCTATTAAAGATTTTATAGGCAAAGTTGTAATAATGGTTGAAAAAAATAATGCTTATAATTCTTTGCCTCTGTTATACGAATCAAAAAATATGTGGGAACTTACAAATGTTACTACCAACTCCGTTTTTATCCATGAAACACGTTTTCTCGATATTAAAAATTCCAATGATATTGATACTATATCAACTTTTAATAGACAAAATATTACACTTGTTTTGCCCGATTTATCTGGATCAAATGCTAATTATATTTCTACAGTTCCACAAGCACTAGGTTGCCAACTTATTGCAATGAACTTTCAAAATGTAGATCAAAATTTGCTTACATATAATGATTTATTTGAAAAAAAACAGAGCGCCTTTGTTCCTAAACCAGATGAACTACTATATATCCCAACAATGATTAATATACCACCACCTATATCCAGAGCGTTAAATTATGATGAAACTAGAAGTAGTAGAGGAGCGCTCGGTTCTGTATCAATATAATTTTATTGACTACTTTTACACTATTTTACAATAAATATTTACAATAAATATTGTAAAATATATCATATTCTATTGCGCGACATTATTTTCTTTCTTGGTATATATTTCTTTTTAGTGTTATTTCGGTGTTTTAAACGACTTATTTGTTTTGATCGGTTTGCACGATTTGTTCGTATTTTTTTATATTTTTTGCCTCTACTTATATTTATTTTTCTATTCTTATCTCCGCCACCTAATACGATTCCTCTTTCGAATGTTGCTGCACAACTTTGGTCGGTTTTAAAAACAGAACACGTTCCGTCAAATATCATAATATGTTCAGTAAGTCCTAAATTTCTACATACATGTAATAAATTCTGCATCGTAGTCCATTGTCCACCATCTGCATCTCTATTCCATCCTATTGGTATTCCAGCTGCGTTTGTTGGAAATATACTATTTATACGTATAATATTCTCTTTAAATGATATTTTACCTTGTTTTTTTGAAATAGTAAATATTTTAGCCCCAAAATTGGAAAAACCATCATTTACAGGATGAAAATATAATGTTTTATTAAAACAATGAGGATCTATATCAGAACCAAATCCTCTCATTATTTTTACAGGGCCAAATCGTTGTCCAGATGTATCTTTCGCTGCTAGAAAACATTTACTATTTAAATACTGTGGATTAATATTTTTAACAATATAGGGAAAACGTTCACGTGTATCCATTTCTTTTAACTTATCGCGCAACTTAGATGCAACTTCTACAAAAAAATCTCCACTTAATTCACAAGTTTTGTCTGGTTTATTTTCACTACAAGCCGTAAACATTGTAGTAACTCCTGTATTAGAAGATGATGATGCTCTTCCCGAATCGAATGGCGTAGCACTAGGTGTAGATTGTTTTGCATATCCCAATAAAGAACTGGGAGAAAATACTATTCTATATACAAAATTTAAACAAAATTTACATGCACCTCTAATTTGTTCCATCATCCCTGTGTGTTCCTCCCTTGATAATTCTCTTTTTCTTTCTCTTTCTCTCTCTCTTTCTCCATGTTTAGAGTTTTTATTCGGATTTTCAATATGTGTTCTTTCAGGACTTCTTGAACGTTCGCGCACTTTCGGACTTTGTGGTGGACTATCTACACCAGATGTTGATATCTTTTGTGCTATAATTTCTTCAACATCATTTAAACTTTTTTTTAAATGTTCTGTTAATAATGTATTTATTAATTCTTCTGTATATTCTTTTATTAATTTACTAAATAATGGTAACTCTTCACAGTTACCTATATTTATAATACCCGGAGGGGCCGCCCCTATCATTAATGCATTTCTAATTCCAAGTGATTGTAAATTTAACGGTGTGCATCCAGGAGGAACTGCCGCTATATGTTTCACTTCATTCACAGAATTATCAATATCATCATATCTACCATGTAAAAAAAATACTAATAAACTTAAGTCTGATAATTTTATTAATTCTTTTTTTGTTCCACCTCGTTGTAGTCGTCTCCTTGATGAAACAAAATCTTCACATGAAACATCTATATAAGAATCTTTGAGTCTATTTAATAAACTAGGGATTATGCTTTCATTTCTTTGTTTTGATGAATTTGATGACTTTGATGAATTTGATGACTTTGATGACATCGACGACATCGATATAAATATGTTATAAATACTATTATAATAACTAAATATTTTATTATATCATGATAATATAATAGTATAGTATATTTCTTGTTTTTTAATTTAAAATAAAATATCATCATGTCTGAGAATATTATAACTAAAAATAATAATAATAATAATCCATTGAATGTTTTATATTATGAAAATCGTGAGTTAGAATTATTAAAAAATGCAATAAATATCGAGGCAAAAAAACGTGGAGAACGTATTGCACAGAATCCTGTAATGAAACAGATTATTTCTGTTCTTGAAAAGTTTATACACGATAAACATCTTGTTTGCTATGGTGGAACAGCGATTAACAATATTCTTCCCCCCGAGGACCAATTTTATAATCGAGATTTAGAAATTCCTGATTATGATTTCTTTTCACCAAATGCTATGAATGATGCAAAAGCACTAGCTGATATTTATTTTAAACAGGGGTTTTCAGATGTAGAAGCAAAAGCAGGCGTTCATTATGGAACTTATAAAGTATTTGTTAATTTTTTCCAGATAGCCGATATTACTCAACTAGATAGCAAACTGTTCAGCAGTCTTAAACGGAATGCAGTTATTAAGGACGGTATTCATTATTCTCCTCCGAATTTTTTAAGAATGGCAATGTATTTAGAATTGTCGCGCCCCAGCGGAGATATTACTAGATGGGAAAAAGTTTTAAAACGTCTGAATCTTCTTAATAAAAATTATCCACTTAAAGCCGATAAATGTGATCCCGACACATTCAGACGTTCTTTATCTGCGCGTTCAAGAAATAAACAATATTATTACCAAAAAGATATAATACATAACGTAATAAAAGATATTGTAACTGATGAAAAATTAGTTTATATAGGCGGATATGCTAATTCTCTTTATTCAAGATATTTAAAAAATATTGAAAGAACATATTTGAATGAAATTCCTGAATTCGATTTATTATCTACCACTCCTGATAAAACTGCTAAAAAAATAAAAGACGAACTAGATAAAAAAGATATTCTGCATGTTACAATTGAAACTAAACCATCTATACCAGAGTATTTATCCACACATTATGAAGTTAAAGTTGGATCACAACCTATTGCCTATATTTATAAACCATTAGCATGTCATAGTTATAATACTATAAAATTAAACGGAAAAATATTTCGCGTTGCTACTATTGATACAATGATGAGTTTTTATCTATTATTCTTATATGCAAATCGTCCATACTATAATACGCATCGAACTCTTTGTCTTTGTGAATATCTTTTTAAAATCCAGCAAAATAATCGTTTGAAGAAACAAGGGCTGCTAAGAAGGTTTAGTATAACATGTTACGGAAAACAAAAAACTCTTGAAGATATTCGCACCGAAAAAGCAAAACAATATAAAAAACTTAAAACA